TGTTCTTGTTCTTGTTCTTGTTCTTGTTCTTGTTCTTAACTGTTTGGTAACAGTTAGGTAAGAGTTCACTAACACCCTCTTTTTTTACTAGATTTAAAGCAGACAAACAAGCTTTGCTATTATTGTTTTCTCCATATTGAAATGTAAAAAACTTTGGAATGAACCACTTTTCATCTGATATAACGTGTATTCTTTCACCGAAAGTTTTAATTACTTCATCTGTTGTATATTCAAATCCTATACAAAACGAAGCTACCTCTACATCAACCTTATATATACCTGCATGGTCACATACACATAAAAGATAGTCCCATATAAGTTTATACTTGGGGTTTAGTTTTCTAAACCAAGGATCACTATATTTACGGCTATCAATAAATCTTTTAGCGATAGCACACCTCTTGTTTCTGCTTATCTTGATATGGCATAATTGTCCCCTATAAAATAAACCTCTGAGCGTAGCACGGGCTACCCAACAAGCGCGCAGATGCGCAGACTGGACGTACCAGAGGCTCAGAGATAGTTTTTGTTTGTTTGTATTTTTTCATTGTTGAGTAGCCATTTCGTCATGATGCAAGTATACACAATAACCATCCAAAAAGCAAATTATTCATCAAATTGCTTGAATGAACATTGTACTCCATCAGCTTCTTCAAGTTTATGTAGATATTTATCTTTGCGCGGTTTCAACCCAGTAAGCTGTTTTAACGCCCTGGATTCTTCTTCTGCGATAGATCGTAACACGGCGTTGATCTCACGCCTATCTTTAGTGTGTAACGGGATGAACCAGTATCCGGCAGGTTCAGAGCTTAACGATCCGACATGACCTTCATGGCGCAATTTCGATAAGATACTACGTAACAACCGTTCACTAATATCTATACTATGATCGTGAAATAAATGAGCGTGGATACTATCTTTCTTTTTGATATTATCTATCCCATAACAATTATCTTGCATCCATTTAAGGACGGTTATGTATACTATACTTTTCTCTTGAGTCATGACGCCTCCTGTGTGCCTTGAAACACATCGTCCATTTTGATCCGCGGGTCTTCCCACGTTTCCGGCTCTGTCTCTTCCGGCTTTGCCGCTTCCGGCTTGTCAGGTTGGTTGATGCGATCGAACGTGACATCTACACCGTAAGCATCGTCTAAAAAGAAATCAGTATATTTCTGTACTTCCATGAAAAGTAAATCCATCGTTAGGTCAGGATAGTACCCGGCGGCTTGACCACGCCAGACATGTTCTATAGCGTCCTTTCTAGCCCACCCACGTAGCTGTCTGCGCTCTTTAGCGTCCCAATCGACCACAGGGGCCACTTTTTGCGTTGACGCCGCTACGACCCCTCCAGGGGCTTCAAATGGCGTTTCTACTGTCATGCCGTCTACCAAGATCGTGTCGATGGGTAGGTCTTCTTTACTCAAATCTATCGGCTCTATTGTCGAAAAGAAAGCGGTATGCCCTATATACTCTTTACCGTTCCTTTTACTGACATACGGTTCTGACTCTACAGGGAATACATACGTCTGCCCCATAATAAGATTGAACGGAACCATGTTCTTTGCCGCTTGCCATACCGATACTGTTAATGTTTTTTGTGTCTTCATATCGGTTATGGTGTACCTCATGCCGTGCGGTTGTGTCATCGCCTTGATCTCTGTGATCCGGCCCACAATGTTTCTTTTAGTGTTCATTATCTCTCCTCAATGTTGTGACGTGTGCATTGGTTCTTCAATAGTGTTGCCGCAACGAGGACAACACGCGCCTAATTTACTTGATTCAAGTTCAGTTAAATCTATCCATCTCTGACATAGTTTACACCAGATCATGACTCCTCCTTATAACATAGCGTCTTCCCAATAACTCGGCTCGTCTTTTTCTTTCTTTTTAGGTTTCGGTTTCGGTTTTTCTTTTAACCCGTCCTTTAACGCATTATTTATCTTTATCTGCGCGTCTAACACTTTAGTCAACCTGATCGCTTCATCTTTTATGTTCATTTTTCTCCTCACATTTTATGAACTGTTCAACCGCGATCAATGCCAACTTGGCTTTTGACCATCTACACTTCTCAGTAAGTTTGATAAACTTCTCCTCAAGCTCACCTTCAATCCGTAACGATACTGTTATCATTTATTCCACCTCCTTCTTGTTATCCCAATACGTCCCTTTCTTATCAACATCGTAATATTTGATCCATGCGTTTACAAGCGTTTTCTCGTTAGCGTCCCACCCGGCGTTATAGCCGAGTTGATATATCCCGGACGCCGCTACAAACAAAAGCGCCATAATAACGTATCGCATATCTCACCTCCTCAGTTGGATAGAGTATACCACACTCTGAAAGAAATGCAAGCAAATGCAAGAAAATAATTATTGTGCTGTTTTTATTTTAGGATTAGAGGTTTAGGCAATCATTCAGTTGAATTATCCACCTTTTGAAATCTTGGTGAAATAAAACCCTGCAATAAGCGATACGATATTTTCGAAATTCCATAAAAGTGATCCAGCGGAAATCTCAAGTGTGGCTTTATCTATCGTGCCGAATATCCAGCCGAATAATACTGATGGGCTTTTATCTATCATTACCGTATAAGTCTGATCTGGTTGCCAAATGATATGATACAATACTACTGCGCAAAATGTTCCTACAAGCGTGAATGCTAATATCCTGCGTGTTACTTTACCCCATTTTGATAACGTATCTTCGCCTCCTTGTAACGCTTTGATTTTGTCTATTGGCGCACGCATCATTATCAAATCTTTTTGACGTTTCATCTCTATCATCTTGCCAACAGAACTGACAAAAAGCTTAAGAAACGATCCTGTCAGGAAACTAAATACTGGATTCATGGTGTCTCCTTTAGCTGGTCATTCATGAAACTTTCTATGGCAGAACGTGTTTTCCCTATATCATCTTTAAGGTCTTTACAATTACGTTCGATCCGTTCAACGTCTTTTTCAGCCTGTAATAACCTATCTACTATGCGACTGATACTGTGCAAGTATTCTCGTTTATTCATCTATACCTAACCTTGTTTCAATGCGCATTAAAGAAGTCTGTATTGAACCGTACTGTTGTGTCTGCGCGATCTCTACACGGGTGATTTCTTTTTGTAAGAGTCCATCACGGGTACGGCTTAATTGGTCGTTTGCGACTATGTAGCCTACAAGTGAAAGTATTAGCGGTATACCTATCATAAAATATTTAGTGTTGCCGTTGAGTGTCATTATTATCCTTTAGTTTTCGATCTCGGTTATTGTTATACTTGAAGAATTTACACCACCAAACACCTGACTACCGCTTAAACCATTAAAAGTAAATGTACCAGCAGCGTCACAACCCGCTCTAACCTTAAAAGTTGTTTCGGATATTGTTCCAGCTTCCATATAATGTGTGAATACACCAGTTTGACCGCCAGACGCACCTTGATAAACAGCCGCTAAAGCCGATGCTGTAGAATCTTGAAATAAAGCTACACTAAAATTCGCGCCAGATGAGCCTGACCCACCATTACATACAACATCAATCTTAAGTTTATTTGTCGTGCTTGTTGGTGTAATTTTAAGTGTCATATACTCGTCACCTTCGTTATTTTGAGGTATAGTATCATCTGCTGGCATTACGGTCGAACCTGTGCTTAAGAGTGAGGCTGTATAATTATAAATACCCACTACTCTCCCACCAGTATTTGATCCCGCATGAGTCGCTGATAAAGAACCTACAGCCGTGTTAATGAAATAGCCTATTTTACGATATGGTGCTGTGCCGATATACGCCGCTGAGGGTGCTATGGCGTCAGTTGAATATACCAGGGGCGTTGTCGTGGCCGCTGTCGCGCCGGTAGCGTATATATGATATGTCGTGGCTATAAGTGTACCCGCGTCTATATTAGCACTCCCTAATGTCACATCACTTGGATTGCGCCTAAAGCACCATTTTGTACCGTCTGTATTTTCAAGTACACATTCACCAGCTTTGACAACAGGTACATCACTACTTATTATAGGTAACATCCCGCTTTTATATTTACGCAATAATGTCACCAATGTAGCAGACCAGCTTTGTGGTTTACCTAATGCACCGATAAGCCCTTCGGTAGCTTCAACTATATCGCCAAGTGTATTCGGATCGGTAGACGCGACAAAATCTGCGCCTGTTTTGTCAACCCATACATCAAGTGTTTCGGGAAAATTAGCCATTATATGTTCCTTTGATTAGTGAGTTCGTATTCGAGCCTGTCCATTTCCTCGGCCATGCTTGGTGGTAGCGGCCCGAAGTTAATCGTTACATTTACACCTGTGTCAGTCAGCATATAGTTAATTCGTTCTATCTGATAGCTTTCAGTACCGCCGTCATATTTAGTACCACCGTCATAGAGGTTAGCCGTTATATCGTATTTGTTGCGTATCCCAGTCGCAATATTGACGTTGGCCATACCTAACGGCACGGTCGATTCGATACGTTCTTGCTGGTCTACCATCTTAGCGGTGTAACTGCGTCTGATCCGGCCATGTTCTTTTAACCACATCCTTGCGAATTGCTGACCTACACTTTGCGTGACGACGGAACTATTAGACACGATTGTTTCGCGTGTAGTGATGCGATTTGTGACCGAAAATGTAGCGGTATAATTTTCGCCACCTTCAAGATATATTTTAGTGATGATGGGATTATAATCTCTGACCGGTTTGAACGATACGAAATCTTCTGTGATATTATATTGACGTGTGGCGGTGTTGTCTCTAGCCTTGAAAAATAAACTCTTATCTGCCCTGACACCGTACTCACGTTTACCGGCTATATTAGCAAGTTTCTTGATACAATCATAAGCTGATTCGTTAAAGTATAATCTATCTGCTGAAAACCCTGTATCATCGTAGTCTGCGGCTGTCGAAGTAACTGACGTGATACCTGTCGAATATACCTCTGCAATATCTTTAACGGCATTCGATATTTCAATACCGAGATATGTCTTATCTTTTATAGTGACACGTTTAAGTTGGTTGATATATCCTAGACACAACACGTCTACAGTTTCTTCTGTTCCGGTAACGTTAGGTTTGACTTTATCTATATACCCGGAATACCATAACTCCGCTGTGCCGTTAAGTGTCGGAAGATATACCTCTACCCCATAATCTTCCGCGAAACTCGATACTAATACCGCGTCCCATTCTTCATCTATACGCATATTGCACGCACCACAACCACCTATCCTGTTCCATTCCCACGACAGGCTGGTGATCTTATTCTCGATGTTAGATATGAGATTACCTGTATTGTCTTTTAATAGAACAGAATATTGTTTAGGTATCATATATGAGTCTCCATGCGCCAGTACAATTCTATCGTGCCTATTACCCCGCCTTCACCCGAACCATATACCAACGCGTTAAGTCCTGGCTGGAGTGTTATGAGATCGCCCTCAAAACTACTAAACACACTCCCTGTACCGATCTTAACAGCATATTCGTTATAGTTCTGAAACCCTTTATCTATAATGAGTTCAGAGGTTTGCGCGAGTGTGCCAACGTATTTATATTTCTGTTCGAGTGTCACGTTCTCAAATAAAAAGTTAGTTGCTGACGTACCTGCCGGACCGGTCATCACTATTTTACACGGCACTTCGACATCGCTATCGTTAGTTATGTAGAACGTCTGCGCGTGTACGGGCGATGTTGAGAAATAACTCGCCCATTCCTGTTTCCAAAACGGTGAACGACAATCGAAATTAGCCGTGAACTCTGCGTAATCTTGGGTGACCGGGCGGTATGTCAAACCTGTATGCACACCTTCTATGTAATGTGTATCGTCTATGTATATTTTTTGTGTGCCGAGGTTTAACATACGTTTAAGTCGCCTGACAACCGATCTTAAACCCGCCCAGTTACCACCTGAAATAGTGCCTTTAACTTTGATTTTAGCAGGATTCATCTTACCCGCCGGAATAATAGCGTTACTCGACCTGATAATCTCGCTAGTAGATAACCGGCGTTTATCTGTTATATCGAAATTAGAGTATACCCAACCGTCATCAACGGATTCGTTAGGTGCGAACGCACCGTCAGTACGGTAACGAATATATCCCCAGAAACATCTACCACCACGGTTAATCGAAGTTGAACCATCGCCAAACCGTACACCCTGTGTAGTAGACGCTAAATCTAATGTACCGGTAATGCGAGGAACACCGTCAACATAAACTGTTAATGCTGTACCCTTGACCGTGAACCTGTATTTATGGAAATCTGTTGTAGTGTCCATAACGTATTCTTGTGTGGCTTCTGCTATGTAAGCGGCGTTGACACTTATTCTATCATCAAGTAACCATACCCTGAAATCATAACTATCGTCTTGTACCCTGATGGATTGCGAACAAGTAGAACCACCATCTATAACCTTAACCTGTGCCTCTATCGTGTAACCCCTTGTATTGTCCACATTTACAAAGAAGGGCGCTGTGCCGGAATCGTGGGCGTAATATAAAGCGTCAGTCGGCGCAGTACCGGATACCGTATCTATATCCAAACAATACCCGCTTTCAACTGATGTTGATGTGGTTGCGACAACACCCGCAAAAGCTTCACGGAAAGTCTTAGCTTTAAAATAATTCCAGTAAGTTTGACCACCTTGATTAGCCGTTCCTGCTACATCGCCAAAAGATAATGATTTTGTCGCGCTTGACGCATCCAAAGTCAAATCAAGCCCCAAAATATTATCTACATAAACCTTTAAAGAAGTGCCTAAAACAACTGCCTTCAAATCGTGGTAATCTGTGAAGAACGCCGCGCCACAAGTTGATGTTGCTTCCGCGATATATGCCGCATCAACTGAAACGTAATTACCTTTCAACTCCGCTTGCCAATGATATACTCCGTCATAACAATCTATTACTTGCCCACCACCTGCACCTGTTGATTTGATATGCGGATTAGCATTTATAACATATCCTTCTGCATTGGATATATCATCAAAAAATCTTTGTCCAGCTACGTTTTGGACATAAAAAACACTTCTCGTACCAGTTACAGCGGCACTTATATCAAGTGTTGTGCCGGTAAGTATCGGTAAATTATCCCCATAAGTATTCGCAATTACAAATCTGTCATCTGTACCTAACAATGTCGGTTCAGCCCCGGTATAGTAAGTGAAGAAATCCCAATACGTTTCTCCACCAATATTAACAGTAAGTGACGGATCACCAAACATAATCCTTTTTGTGCCTGAACCAGTTGAGCCAGTTGTGTTTATAACTTCAACATCATCAACATATAGTATACGACCCGTTCCAACAACAACAGCCTTATATGTGTGATAATCGTCAGTCGTGTCCATATTATATGATGCTGATTCCCAAGAAACAGAACCAGCCAACATAACTAATTCGGAATAATATGTCCCATCTTCGAAATACAGTCTTTGTCCACTTGTTGTTCCACATGAAATATTTTTGCATCGCCATAAAACTGTCCATCCAGTTGCATTATTTATATTATCATACCAGTCACAACCCGCAAAATCATGTTTAAAATAAATTCTATTATTAACAGTTGTTGGGCTTAAAACAGATAATCTATACCCATTATAACAATCTGTGTCTGCATCAAGTGAGGTTGACCATGTTCCAGCAGAGGCGGTTATCCATGTCGAATTAGTCACTCCCGGTGCTGTTCCTACTGTTGTCGGAGCAGTCCCAAGTGCGGCACAATAATATATATCCCAATACCAGTTGTTCGGCAGTAACGGTGTCTGATCGGCTACGGTATAATCGAGGTTGTACGCTTCCGTAAGTGTCTTTGTCCATGCCGCTTCGTGTCTGGTGCTACTCGGTAAATCAAGACTACCATCTGCTCTGTAAGTCTGCCAGCTACCTATGTTTATCTTGAAATTCGTCATTATATTCTTGATCTCCTACGTTCATCTAGCATATCTGATAACTCGGTAAATATCTCGTCTAAATCAGAGTCGTTACTGAAATTGGCTGTGTCTATATTAACTTCAACGTTTCTTCCTCCGCCCTCACCACCTATGGTTATGTCACCCGACCTAACGGCAGACGCGAAGTCTCTCGGTACTACCATCTCGCCCGGTGTCAACATTGACGGTACGCTATCTGTACCTTTAGCAAAGCCCTGTGAGGCGATAGTAGCGATCTGAAAAGCACCCATTGTAGCCGCCATCGCCGCCATCGCTATACCGACAGGGAAGAACGGTTGAGTTGTAAGTGCGTTAGTTACGGCAACGGCTGTATTTATTACAGCTTCGGCTATTCTTATTCCGGCTATTACACTGGCGTACTTCTTGCTTTCACCTTGTGCCGTTTGAAAATAAGTCGCCATTGCACCAAGCATGGCTGTTGTTGATGTAGCGTATTGTTGCATTCTTTGAAGTGCTAATTTCTTTTCAAGATTAGCTTGTGCAAGTGCAAGACTTCTATTCCTTACAGCCAACTTCTCTTTCTGTGCTTGTGTGGTTTCTGCAAGTTGCATCAATATATCGTTCTTGGATATTTCGTTCTGTATTAGAAATGCCGCGTCTGCTAATGTTATATTCTTCTTCCAATCAAGTGCGGCAGTCTCTATTTGTTTAATCAGTTCTGTACCTTCAATAGCTTGTTGTATGCGGATTGTCCACACATCACTTACTCCGGTATCTGTTTCTACACCCTCGCCGCCACCCGTTGTTTCTGGTACACCGGTATCAGCGCGGAGTTTATCCATATCAGCAAACGCCGCGTCTACTATATCTCGCATTGTTTCTTTTGTGGTATCACCGAGATTATTTATAACTCCTATCATGCCTTGCAGGAAAGCTATGGTAGGTGTTTCTTTAGCTATGAACTCACCTGCTGTACGGTTTAATTCGTGCCATGATTCTCCAAGTACATCCAGCTTCTTCGCTGTAGTTTCCATCTGAACTGCGAGATTGGTTTCTACTATCCCCGCCCTTCCAGCATACTCTAATGCCTGTTCGCGTACTGTCGTTATGTCTTGCGATACGGCGAGTAATCCTTTTAATCCTCTAATCCGGGGTATCATGCGACCTATTTCTTCTTCCGATACCTCACCTAACCGTTCCATTATGTCAAGGAACTTACCCTGTTGAACGGCTTGCTGAACACTCATGCCAAACCATTCCTGAACAGCGGCCTTTAACTCTTTGGTGGGTTTAATCATACCGTTGAGTATACCTGTCATGGCCGTAGAACTTTCACTTACGTTACCCAAGACAACTGTCATCTTGGAAAACGCCGCCATAACATCTTCAACACCAAGTCCAAGTTTAGATGCTAATGGAAGAAACGATCCCGACGCTTCTGATAGTTCTCCTATGGTAGCTCTTGCCCTAACCTGTGCTATAAATAGTAAGTCGGAAGCATCAGCGGCGTTGGCGAGTTCATGTCCATAACTTTCCATTATGGTGACAAGACCTTTAGTGGTAGTGGCTACATCAGAACCACCAGCTACAGCAAGTTTCGTACCAGCATCAAGGATTTTAAGTGATTTACCTACGTTACCAACAGCGGATTGTATATCAAATGCTGATTTGAGTAGTGAGTCTGTGGCTATACCAAAGGTGACAGATAGTTTTTCTACTTCTTTTTCAAATTGAACTATTTGATTTCTGTTTTCACCAAGCAGAACAGATATATTGGCAAGACCTTTTTCAAAGTTAGCAAACACGGTTACTGCCGAGGCTACACCACGCATGGCGGCAATAGCACCAGCAACAGCGGCGGCAATACCTATCCAATGCGCCCGGAGTTTAGTGCCTAGTGACTTGATCTTGCTTGTGCTTGTGGTTACTTCTTTATTGACACCGTGAAAGGTCGCACGGAGTTTCTTACTGGCCGTGTCCTTTAATGATAACAGGATCTCAAGTTCTGTTACTGCGCTTTTTGCCATGTTTTGCCTTTTTAAGTTCAGCTTGTTCTATCTTCGTGATCTCGCTTTCAATAATAGACATAGCCGCTAAATACTTATCGCTCTCTTGAAACCATCCACCGTTATTCGGCATTACACCTTTCTTATAGAACGCGTAAGCCCTTATATACTCGTAACTTATACCGCTTATTATTTTAAGGGGGCATCTCCAGTAAGTTTCATCGCCGATATAATGTGGCGCTAAACTCTTACCGGCACACCCCCTTTCTTTCTTTAATACATCATCACAGGTTTGGCAATCCATCCCCATTTGCAGGATGTGGATCGCCAGTATCAGTTTTTTTGTTCATCACCTGTGAGTTGATTGATTTTCAATATTTCAGTTCCGATCTCGATTATCGCGCTTAATGGTATGCTATCGACAACTTCTTGTGTGATACCTTTCTCGTCTTTAGCATAGACAACGTCTTTCCCGGCTATCTTAAAGTTCTCCCAACCAACAAGACCCATCTTAACTACAACGATCATCTGCATAATGTGATCGCCTTTCTGTGAGTCGTTAGCGAGTTTCGCCATTACAGAACTCGGTAACATACCGAGTTTCCAGATAGTCGGGTCTTTCTTGTCGTCTTTTAACGTGTAATCTACTGTCGCTGTCAGGTCAATACCAGAAATCATGTCACTCCTTTGTTTAGGCGAACGTTAATGTCAGTTCGTCATTTTCTGAATCGTTGTTGCTACCACACAATGCCGCGACACATTCGTAGGTGCTTACCCCGTCATTATCGCCGTATTTATTTGTTTCATACTGGAATATCCCAGTTATATTGATTTTGTTACCTGCGGATACTCCGAGATATACACCGAACGTATCAACAACGTCACCGGACCAATCACCCCAAAACGGGTTCGAGCTTTCCACAACAGCGTCAGCGTCAAACTCTAATTTGGGTTCACGACCTGTTATCCTATATCCGGCGACACCATAACTCGCGTTTAGACTTGCTCTCTGTACAACATTGTTACCGCAATCTATACTTGCGCGTGTACATACCGGCGAGAACCCGCCGATATTGAAACTGGCGTTATATACGATAGGAGGTTTCTCCGTACCTAATCCGGATATGTTAGGGATAGTAGATGCGGCAATAGCGTTATATTTACCACTAAATTCCCATTCACATACACCGTACTGCCCGGCTTCCAGGTTAATCTTGAACGTGCCCCTTGAACCGGTTATCTTGTGCAGGTTGCCGTCTTTATACACCTTCAACGATGTGCTACCGATAGATGTTTCTTCGCTTACAGGTGTGTATACCGTACTCGTGCCCACTATGGCAGCTGTCGAGAACGCGCAAGCGTGTAACAACGGGTCTATTTCCGGCACTACACCCGTCCCGACAAGCCTCCCTTTCAACTCTGTCTTGAACGTCAACGTTACGTCTTTCATACCGATAACGTGCGGTAATTGTGTCAAAGTATCTCGCATCACATCACGTTTTAACACTTCACCTTTAATATCGATTTCTACATCCCAAGCGAGCAACCCATCAGTCCCTGTCATCGCCGGGTCTGTACCATAAGTTGTCTCGCGTTTAGCTAATATAACAGTTTTTCTCGTTAACATTATTTACTCCTTTTTTATGTCGCTACATGTTCAGTTAAATTTAATGATAGATTGAAAGTTCCCGCTACGATAGATTGAAACCATATAATATAAGTCGTGTTCTCCGCAAGTTCCCACATGCCCCCAATATCGCCGGCACCTGCACCACCACATACACATTGCCCTCAACATCTAATCTTCCTGTCTGCATTATTCTTTCCTTGTATTATTCAAATCTCCCATCCCCTATATTAAATACTGTTTTCTTGTTCGTAAAGCACCCGTACTGGTATCATCATGCCCCGTACAGGAAATTGTTGGTACTCGAATACTGTTGGTTCAAACTGTATATCTATCACCGTATCGCCTAAAGTGTTACTGGATTGTAAACACGCTTTAATGTCTTGTTCAAGATCGAGTATGCCTTTATACCCGTACTGCCCGACTATAGTGCTATCATTATCCGCAGGACAATATGAATACGCTATAACATCAAGTGTAAGCCATATCTTCTTACAAACGTTCATGTCGAGTTCTACTTCGTTATTGTTTGCCGGCTCGACTACAATACACGGCATTGTGTCAGGCTCGATCTCATTTCGCAACCCTTTAAATACATACTTGATGTAGCCAGCTAATGTACTATTCGCTGTGAGTGTATCTACTATCGTATTATATACCGTCCCTGCTAACATATTAACCTCGTAACGCCGCGTTGATATTAGTTAAAAAGATGTTGAGTACCTCGCGTCTGTTATTCTTATCTTCTATTGTCGGTCTTAAAAATGGTCTTGCTGGAATGTTCCTTTTCTCTGACCCAAACTCATGCGTCCTTGCGTATATAACATTTGTGCCTATGGTAGTTAACCATTCAGTCCCGCGTTTAACTACTTTACCTACCGTTATAGACGCTCTTAACCTGCCTGTTTTAACACCAAGATATTTCGGTCTTGGCCCGGTAAGACGGTTCTCTTTAGTCCAACCAGATAGTTTAATCGCACCGAGTTTTAAACTGGATTTGATAACACTAGTTGAGACCGCTTTGCCTAACCGTTTCTCAATTTTGTCTAATCCCCGGAATACTATACCAATATCTGACATTATTCTTCCCTTGCATCTAACCCGACAACATACATCTTGTATCTGTTAAGAGTATTGCGCCAGAAGCTGTTTTGTGTAAGCATCTGCACAAAAGTTGGTTTATCTTCACTCTCTACACTATGTATCATAGTGACGCCTTCTTTCATGGATTGCGATACCATCTCTACCATCGTTTGCTGTAAATCGTAGGGTATGGGGTAGGTGCTTACCGCATTGTCGTGTGTACCCCCCTTCACGGGCGCGTAACCCCCATTGTAGTGTATGTTGACATTCCTATGCCCGCTTATGAAAGAACCACCCTCTGACACGATCTTGCCGCTTTTAGGATAGAAATATACATCACCTGTCGGGACAAGTGTCCCTGCCCCAAAACCTCTATCAGAATCGACACTTACGCTACTTATCATGCTTATGGGAGGATTGGGTACATATACCCACGATTTACCTGTACCATCTATGAGATTGATACTCTCATTAGCAGTTGATCCGTAGGTAGCGGCTTCGAGTTTCCTGCCTGTATAATTATCGCAAAATTCTTGGACGGCCTTTATGAGACTACTTATCTTCTCGTTTGGTCTTGTGTCTTCGTCTGGCAACGCTAGCCAAGTTCTGACATCTCCCGTTCCTATCAGCATCTTTACACCGTACCTTCTTATCGTCACTGTTCATTTTTCTATTTAACCACTTAAACATATCTACCCCTTGAAGGGGCGAAGCCGAAACCTCGCCCCCTCAGAGTTTATTTAGCTGTTAAAGCTAAACGTGGTGTACAAGTCACCTAGCCAGAAACCATTACCCGCGTAAGTGCCTGTCGCGGCCACTCCATCAGGTTGGTTAATGTAAAGCGTGTCTTGCGGATTACCTAACACTACGACAGCACTCATAGTTGCCATACCAGGTACGGTTGAGTAAACTGACGCTTTCAAACGGATGTATCGTTTACGATTAGTATCATCAAGACGTTCGTACATTTTGCTTTGTGCAACGATATTAGTCGTTCCGATAACTGTCGATAATGTTACTTTAGCCGTACCATTTACCGCACCGTTATCAATATCAGTCCACGCAGCAGCAGTACCGTTTATCGTGGCACTTTCCTGCAACTCGAATACCGTATCAACTGCCGCGCCACCAGTACCCGTGACCATACCAGAAGAACAAAACACCATGACATCGTTAAATCCCATCGTGTCTATCGGTAGTCCGTGAGCTGTGGCCGCTGTTGCACCAGTACCAAAGAGTGTGCCGATAAAACCGTTTACTACCTGAAATTCATCAGATGTTAGTCTCATATCGTCACCCCCTTATGATGCTATACAGAGAAACGCACTAGGCAGTATCACACCGATACTTACTCTCTCAATCATGCGGAGAGCCGCCATGTCTTTTTCAAACAAGTTATCCGAATCGACTGTAGCCTGATCCGATATCTTCATACTTATCGCACCGCGCTGTCCCATAGCCATACCCTTACGGAGATCGCCAAAGATAGCGTATTTTGTCGCGTCTGTCGCCGCTGTTGCCGCACCTGTCGAGGGTAACTTCTCAGCAGATACGAGCGAATAACCTGCTACCATCCCAGCGGTTGCCGGGAAGATAGGCGCGCCAGCAGTCGTTATCAAACTACGGATGTGAGCGATCATCGACCTGTGGAAATAAAACTTAGCGTTCGACAAGGCGGAATCGTATAACTCACCTGTAGCTTTGACAATGTCCTGATACGACAAACAGATGAAACCCGTACCGCCAACATGAGGATAAGTCGGTACACCAGTAGCGGCCAACGCACCTGTGAACGGCGAGCCGGTACCGTTGAAGCCTTGATTATCTTCCTCTTTCGCAAACGCTTCACCAACAAGTTCAGCAAGATACTGGACGATGTTAATATCGGCGTCTTCTAGGAGTTCAGTTGTCACTTTCGGCAAGGCGGCTAACTTATTGATCGTCAGCGCGACTTGTCTAAAGTTCGGGTTGGTCTGTTTAATCTGTGCGGCTTCGTTAGTCCATATCGCTGACTGTTCGGTAGAACCAGCGGCAGGGATATAGATAACGTCACTTTTCATCGGTATGATCCGGCATTCTCTGCGGATAACACCATAAGTAGCGGCAATCCTTAATATCTCGGCTTTGAACTCATCCGGGACAAGAAACCCACCACTTCCGGCCGTGCCTTCTGAAAGGTTTGCTTTAACGCGGGCTTCTTCGCTAATTTTTCTCGTAGTAGCGACATCGCCTCTTATGAGTGATTTCATAAATCTCGCGGTCTTAGCAAACTTAACTTCGGGTTCGTTACCGTCTTCGACTTCACCAATCCCAGGAAACGCGAAATGTTTTTTGTCTACCGGGGTCATGCTTTTGATCTGCTTCTCGACTACACTATTAACCATCTCAGTCATCTCTTCCATAGTGAGCTGTTTCTGGTTTTTAGTTTCGTCTTTGATGGCGGCGTCCGATTTCTGGATTTCTTCCATCTTTTTTAGCAAAGCTTCCTGTTGTTCTTTAGGTAACTTTGCAAATTCTTCTTGTGTCAACATTGTTTTCTCCTTTATTTTATCTTACCACTCATTCGTCTAATAGCTCCAACAACGGTATCGCCTACCACTTGGGCGATATCAATGTCTGCTATCCCCGACTGTTTGAGTTTTTTTCGCGTTGCGTAAGCTTCAAATAAAGCTACCCGCAACTCCGTGTTTTCGGCTTCTGCTAATGTGAGCCGGCTTTCTAACAATTCCATTTCGTCTATCAATTCATCTACAGCTTTTTGAGTTTCTACAGGTTCTTCGAGATTTTCATCTTCCGGTAACTCTTTGAACTCAACTTCAAGTCCGAGTGCCTTCTTAACAGTATCGCTTTTCAGTATACCCTTCTCCATAGCCAACATTAACGCTTCGGGATTAGCCGGTACGGGTACAGCACTATACTCAAGTAACTCCCATTTAGTATATGTCCTTGAGGCTTTTTTCTTACCATCACCATCTTCCCATTCTTGCGGAATGAACCCTACACTAAACGCTTTCATAAAACCGTCTTTATAGAGATTAAATATTTCCTTTGCAAATTCCGTATTGGCAAACTCGACTTTAGAGAGTAACCCTACAGCGTCACGTTTGATCCATTGCGCCCTGCCGATCGGTGGCGAATTATAATCATGACCGAATAACACGACAGGGTTCTTCCTGAAATTCTTGAGATCAGCTCCTTTCGGTTCAAGCACTTCATCCATCCTGTCTGTAGCGTTAGTCGATACATACGCCGTCAATGTACGTGCCGTTTCATCAATACCTTTGATCTCACTGTTAAATGTTCGTTTTAGAATATCCATTATCACTCCTTATTTGACTATTGGCGATACTGTACATCGACAGTTTATTACCTCACCCGCCGGGGCCGAACTACTACGATCACCGGGGTATTGTAATTTCGCACCTGCACCTGTCGTGAAATCTTCTGTTATACCAACTGTCTGTTTGTCAGTAGCTCGATGACTGTCACGTACTTTTTCGTCTTTCGCTGTTAACCATCTTTTAAATTTAACACCTGCTTCGATATAAGCTTGTAACTGCCCGCTATTAGCCGCACCGATAACTTCTGTCTGAGCAGTTGTCCTTGCGCCGTTTTTAATCCTGAAATCGTATATCTTATCTAATCGTTTACCGATCTCAGATATGGGTTCACCAGCTTGTATACCATCTCTTAAACTACCCCTAATTAACTCAAGTGTAGTTTCATTAACTTTTTTCGCAAAGAAATCTATCCGGCCGTCTATAGATCTCAGAATGTTAGGTTGGATTATACTGAAAGTGTCGATACCAAGATCAGCGTAACCTAACCCTACCCCTGACGTAAACGCTTCTGATATATGCGCCGCTGATATACCTTTTAATTTGTTATACTGTTCATTCATGTCAAACACAATGAAATCTGATAATTCACCTGTATCAGATTTGACTGTCTTGATCTTATTGTAATTTTTCATGACTTCACTATACTGTTCCTGGAAAAATTGACGCATAGTACGTTCAAGCATTTTCTCTTGTGGCCCGGTGACAGCTACAAACACTTGCCATTTATGTGTATCTTTAGCGGCTTTAGTTATAGCTTTATCCGGTGTAGGGTCATCTTCGATCATGGGTTCTTCGGGTTCTTCCTGCGGTGTGCCAGCCGGTATTAAACTCATCGGAAGTAACGGTACGGTAGTTTCGGGTAGATCGTAAGGTTCTCTGTCATCTTCTACACGTTCGTCATCTATAGAGCTGTACCCTGTTCTAATGTGTTCAACCGACTCTTTCAATCTGAACTCTTTATCTTCCGGCACAGGATTATCGAATTTACATACTAACCCGACATCATATAACGGCATCATCTTCTCGTTAAGTTTTTCTTCAATCAACCGTAACCTCGGCAACACGGTTTCTTTCTGATAAGTGTAATCATTAGCTTCGGCGTTAGCGCGGTTAACGTCCTCAACCAGTCCGAGTTTGGAAGCCGGTACACCAAACACGGCCAGTATCTCGTCACGCACGTTACGGGATAGATCGGTGAAATTCATCTTTGACATATCCGACCCGATTTGATTATATTTTAACCCTTTCTCAAGTATAGCCATCTTACCGGCGTTCTCCGAACCTCTATATTTATTGTTCCACATATCACGTAATCTCGTGAACTGTTCAGCAGTCAATGAATCAGGTGTCTCTAATACTCCCGAAGGTTGCGCGTTATTCATGAAGAAATTGATACCCCATGTTTTCGTATGGTTGTTAAGGTCAACCCCATACGCCGCCGCTTGTAACGGGCTTGCGCCATAGTATAGACTGAACGGTGACGGGTATTTAAAATGTACGATCTCTTCTTCATCAAATGGGATAGGTGTACCCTGTTGAGGTGTTTTAACAACGTAACCCGCAATAAACTTTTGTTCACTCGGTACTATCTTGACCCAATTCGCTGGAATACTCCATATTACCTCAGGTATACCCAACATGCTTTTAGGTATCCACCAGTACGCGTTACCCGTAAGCTCTAAATATATAGACGTTATTGTCCATAACTCAAACTTATTAAAGAAAGGGTTAACGTTTTTTAATAGTTCAAGGAACGGATGCTGGAATATCTGTTCCAATTCCTCACCCTGCTTGTTCTGTGTCTCTTTATATATATACAAATCTGTTTTAGCGATACTGAAAGCGTTACGGTTAATACAAGCGTACGGCCACGATTTGTAGTTAGCGACCATCTCGTCCATATTCATCTGTGAATCTTTACCATAAGTCTTTTCATAGCCTATAGTTGTGACCCACGGAACCCTAACATCTTTATTACCAAGTGCTTTAATATTCTGTATAAATGTCCGTATGCCCATTAGGTATTCCCCTTATATGAACTTGATGTCGACTTGACTGCCGATAGCCGCGTGTACTGCTAGTGCGTTACTCCAGAAAGAGTCGCCATGCCCTTCGCGAGTGTCCATGCTTTTCAAGTCGTTATCACAATTAAGTATCTGCCGTTTCTGTCTCGTATCATTTATTAACATAATGTTTTTCTTCTTGACCGCTTTCTCTAACTCTGCCGCGATTTGGAACTTTAATTTATTAGTGAAACTTAACCCTTCCATCTCAGGTGGCAGTTGACCGATTTCTTTGAACCCTTCAAACTCTGCACGGGTGTCATCGTAATACAATTTGAATACCTTGTAATTTTTAATGATTTCACGACAGCGGTCGAGTTGGTCAACATAATCTGTGCCATCCATCCACATAGAGATGAGCTGCACCAATTTTCCTTTTCGATCTTTTCCAAATATAGATAGGTGTGACGGATGCCGTTTTTTTCCCAAATCCATGCCACCGTAACAATATTCATTGAGTTTAGGTTCTGCATATATGCTTCTATTTTTGAGACGTGGCTTAATTACCGCGTCTATCTCCTCTTGTACAAAATAACCTTCTGTGCTTCGTACCGGCACGCACATGTATTCTTTAAGGAACGCTTTAGCACCGATCTCGTCATCACGGATCTGTATCAGCCTGTCAAACGATAACATCTCCGGCCATAACACTTCTTTAGTCTCATAATTGACTATGGCCTTATACCTGTGGCAACTGAATTGTTTGCGTTGTTCCAATAGATGAAAAAGATCAACTTCATCCTGCGCTGTACCGATATTCTTAATGCCAAGCCCGTTCTCTTTGGGGAGCGACATTACCTGTTGCATGAATATATCATTTATCTTTTCGATCTGCGATACATCCATCTTGGTTTCAGGATCACGCAGTATATCGTCTGTTACTACGCCGTCGGGATGTTTACCGCGTTTGAAACTGTTTATCCCTGCGGGTTGACAGAAGAGCTTCTTGTTATCTTTACGGTAATACAAAATAGTTTTGGCATCTGTCAAGTCGACTATACCCTCTTTAATGAAGAACGGGTTAACCCGGATCCGCTCTTTAGTCTCTGCCAAATGCTCACCAGCAAGGTCGCCTGTATAGCTCATGTATAACCATTTCTCGGTCATGGTGTGATCCATGTTGAATATGCGCCAACCAAGATACGAATGAGCTATTTCGCTTTTACTATGTTTCCGTGCGGATAATATAGAAAGTAATTTCTCGTTCTGGAAAAGATCACACCAAGCGTTAAGATGGTCACCGGGTTTAAACTCGCCTTCCATTATGGCTATTGAGAAACCCCATATGAAACTATTGAACGCCGCAAAACTCTTATGGCAGATCGCTACCGAATCTTCGTAAGATAGATGTTGCGTGTTCTTGATATTTTTTGTCAAGGTTGATGTCACCAGCAAACTCCACGTTCATCTTCTGTTCTTGTTTATCGCTCTGACCCAACATCTGTTTACCTAACCATATAAGCATGGTTACGTTGCCGTTAAGTGCTATCTGCACCTGTTTCCGGCGCAGGGACATCTTTCCAGTATCGCTGTACTTTTTATATGTATCCGAAAAACACTTACCGTAGGTCTCTTTGCACCTTGCGTTAAGCGTGTCATCAGTCATATCGAACCAGTTGGCTATCTCTTGTTCAGTAGCCTGTATCTGGCATAGTTTCTCGAACTGATCTACGTCAAACTCTTTGCGCGGTCTTGCCACTATACGCCTCCCAACGGTCTATGATAACTTGGCAGTAACTTGGATCTAACTCCATCATCCGGCATTTACGGTTAGTCTTTTCACATGCTATTAGTGTTGAGCCGCTACCACCAAAGAAGTCTGATATTACTTGATCTCGTAAAGAAGAATGATTTATTGCCTTATCTATAAGTTCTACTGGTTTAGCTGTGGGGTGATCTTCCCTTCTATCCCTGTCACATCTCCATACATCTCCAGCTACCGTTTTCTGTCCTCCGAAACTACCGTGATATAGTATAAACTCGTGTTGTTTGTAGAACTTATCCAAATTCTGTATTCTTACGTTTTTATCCCATACTATACAAGCTTTGGGTTCTTTGTCGGATTGCATCATTATATCTTCAAAAGTAGAAAAGGATTTCCAGTTACAACATATAAATAAAGCACAGTTATTCCGTAGAGTGGTTTGTAGTAATGTGGCTATGTTTTGGAACCCATCATCGTTGGCTATCTTTCTATGTCTTTTCTTCACATCTTGGTAGTCTATCCCATACGGCGGATCAGTAAACACCATATCAGCTTTCTCACCTTGCATCAGCTTATCTACATCTTCCTTTTTAGTGGCGTCACCGCATAACAGCCGGTGTTCGCCTAACTGGAACATATCGCCTAACACTATATCTGTCTTGCGCGGTTCGGGTACTTGGTCGTCTTTCTCGTCCGGGGTCATATCGAGCTGGAATATATCATCTAGTTCTTCCGGCGTGAACCCTACGTCAACCAACATATCCTCGTTGAAGTTAGCTAACCCCTCGAAATCCCATTCACCCAAGTTTTTGTTAAGGCGCAAGTTAAGTTCCTGTTCTTCTTCAAGCGTGAGTTGCCTATCTGGTACACGGACATCCACTTCAGTTACGCCTTTCTCTTTAAGTATCCTGATCCTGAAATGGCCGCCTATTATCTTGTTGTCGGCGTTAATGATAATGGGATCGGCGAGTGAGAACCTGTCAAGTGACGCTGTTAGGTTCTTAACGTCCTTCTCGGTAGCTTGACGAGGATTATATTCTGCCGGGATGAGGTCGGCTATGTTCCGTTTCTCTGTTTTCCAGTTCATTTCTTCTTACCAGGTAATCCTACGTTACTGATGGCTTTACCTTTTTGGGGAGGTTGTTTCTTTTCTTCAATAACAGCTTCTTTTTCTTTGGGCTGTAATGCTTTACAATAAGGGCATAACCCTGCGTGTACGTTATCATCTTGTACACCACATACCGTACATACTTCAAATTTCCATTTAGCCATGTCACTCTCCTTAA